CCAGTCTGGCCGAGGGGCTGCCGTCCTATCAGCCCCCCTCCCCATTGTCGACAATTGTCGAGGGCAGAGAGATTCGTTTTATTTTATTTCCCCAACCACCATCGTGAGAATTCGTTTTCGCATTGTGACAGGGGCGACAAAGGGCCATTAGATTACGTTCGTCGAGGCCGAGGGGCCCAGCGGGACCGAGGCCATCGATATGGTCCACCACGGCACTGAGAGCACGTCTATATTCGGGCTTCTCAGCGCACTTCGGACCCTCACACAGAGGGTGCACCCTCCTGTATGCCCTGCTCAACCTCACCCATGCCGGGTCCTGGTAGGGATCGGGGCGATCGGCCGTACGGAGATCGTAGGCATGGCGCCTCCGATCGGCGCAGACCTGGCAGCGTCGACCGATCAGCGGAGTGAGGCAACGAGGGCAGACACGAGATGCTCTGGTCGGCATGGTTGACCATCACCCCGATCGGCATCCGTCCTCACCATCGGGACTCTGACAGGGACCAATGGTGAGGACTCGCGAATGGAATTGTCCGAACGGATCCGGACATACGTCACCCACGGCGGGTCGAACATAGCACATTCAGTCAGCCAAGGTGCAATACCTCGCGCTGATTGTCCGTCATCATCCGATCGAACAGGCCGGAGAGATTGTCGTCCCGATCCCATCGTGACCCGCAGACCCGGCAGCAAACCACCTTCACCGAGTCGTCATCCCATCCGACTTCGATGGCCGGCACCTTCACCCATTCACCATCCTGTAAGGCATTGCCGGAGACACTGGCGCAGATAGGGCATATCGCTCCGTACAATCGTTCGAGGGCATGCGGGGCCAGGATGGCATCGCCTCGATTGGCCCACTCCTGCACCGCATCCGACCACCAGCCGATCAGGTCCTCGTCGGGCTTGGCCACCAGCGCACCATGGATCAACCAGAGGTTGGCTATCGCATCGGGAGTACAGCGATGCGCGAGGTCCTCCGATCCCTCGCGTGCCGCGACCCGGACATCCATGATCAGCGAGACCACCGAGAGCTTGACCGGCGGACGAGATCCACGGGCGCGGGGTCCGGGTGAGGCGCCTCCGGCAACCTCGCTCGATAGCTGGTCCCAGATTCCACCGAGGCGGATGATCGATTCCCTCATGGCCGGGCCAATGCCAGGAACTCTTGCCGAACCTCCGGCTTTGTCCGGAAGACGCCGGTCAGCGATGAGGTCACCATGGGTGCATTCTTCCGCACTCCCCGGAAAGTTGTGCATGAATGCTGAGCACGCAGCAGAGCGGCCGAGCCGAGGGGATCGACATACTTGTCCAGAGCGGCGGTGATCTGCGTCGTGAGGCGCTCCTGAACCTGTAGCCGGCGGGCGTAATGATCGACCAGCCGAGGGAGCTTCGAGAGACCGACGATGCCGGCCTGAGGAATGTAGGCGACCCATGCCGTTCCGGTGAAAGGCATCAGGTGATGTTCGCACACAGATACGAATTCAATGGGCCCAACTGCAATCATCTCATCGATCTGATCATCGAACATCACGGAGAGGAGTTCGGCCGGATCACCGGGGGCCAGGGTGAGTTCGCGCCATGCATCGAGGAACCGACTGGGAGTTCGTTGGAGGTCGGGCCTATCGGGGTCCTCCCCGGCAAGGACGATGAGGGATCGGACGCCGGCCATCGCCTCCTGCCCCTCGAACCATTCGCTCATCAGTGACCCCTCTCCGCGTCCCAGGCCAACACCTGGAGGCGATGCGTCGCGTGGATGCCGTGCCGGGCGGCCGATTCGGCGATGATCGGCCAGCGCTTGTCGAGTTCGTCCTTGGTGATCCCCTGAGGCATGACCCATACCCGGTCCCGACTGAAACCGAGGCCGGCCGCCCGGAGGACCGCGATCTCGACATCAGCCTCGTCCTCGACAACGAACTTCAGGATGGCGTCCTGAATGTCCACCCAGCCGGGCCAGATATCCGGCCTCTGGTGCCCTCGATGCCGGCCGGCGTTCGGCAACTTGGGGCTGACCGAGATGTGGTCGCAGAGGTCGATTGTCGCGGTGATCGGCTCGATGGTGCCGTTCGTCTCCAGGTGCAGCGTCCCGTAGCGCATCCGCAACTCGTAGAGGAGGTTTCGCCACCAGGCATTGACCTGGTGCAGCAACGGTTCTCCTCCGGTGATCACGCAAGAGCCACCATGCGGCATCCGTTCCATGATCTCCGGCACCGAATAGTTCGTAATCTCCTTCCGGAGGTTGAATCGCTCGCCGTCCCAGGAATACGGGGTATCGCACCAGGAACAGGCCAGGTTGCAACCGCCGAGGCGCAGGAATACGGCATTGCGTCCAGCGAACGGACCCTCACCCTGGATTGTGGGACCGAACATCTCGACCACCGGGAACAGCCTCATATCACCACTTCTCCCGATAGATGGCCCACGTTTTCGGGGTCTCGGAAACATGCACGGCGATGGACAGGGGATGACTAGGACTCCCATAGACATTCCTGATCACTTTACGCAGAACCCCGGCCAAGTGCCGGGCCAGGAGTTCGGCAGTCGGGTTCTCGGGAAACACATCGTTCAGGTGCCGATGATCGAGGGTGTCATCGAGATACTGACCAAACTCGGCCAGTTCGCCATAGTCCAGGACGAATCCGGTGTAATCCACCGACCCCTCGACCTCGACCCGGATAATGTAATTATGGCCGTGCATGCGGGCGCATTTATGCGCCTCCGGCAGCCGGTCGAGCTGATGGCTCGCCGAGAACGCGAATTCCTTGGTAATAACGGCAATCATGGCATCCGTCCCCGCCAGCGCTTCATCATTTGTAATTGGTAGCCGAGAGTGGCCGGATGGCCCTCGTTCCGGCATAGCCCCACAAAGGGGTTGTAGGGTTGAACGCGATTACTGGCCCGGTCCAGGAATCGCATGTAATCGGCGCCGGCCAAGGTCACCAGCCGGCCTCGCCAGTTGAGAGCCTCGATCTGGAGCGCTATCTCGTTCGGCGCGATGGCGGACGGGGATCCGATGGTGATCTCGTAGGGCTCGATCAGCCGATCACTGCGGATGATGCCGTACTTCGCCGACAGAATGTAGATGTATTCCGGATCGGTCACCGATGCCGCCCAGGAGGAGGTGCCCTTGAAATACGACCCCTCATACATGCTGATAGCGGCGGTGCGATAATTCCGTTTCTTACTGCCGCACGAGATGAGGACGATCATAGCGCGTAGAGGGTGGGATCGGTCAGGCCGGCCTCTAGAAACGCCTCAATCCGTTCCTGACAGGTCCCGCACCGACCGCAATGCCGCTCCCCACCCTCGTAGCAGGACCAGGACATATGGAGCGGCGCCTGATACAGCGTGGACTCATAGGCAATATCGGTCTTGGTCTTGCTGATGAAGGGGGCCCGAATTCCCACCGCCTGATCGGTGGCCAGGGAAACTGCAGTATTGATTGTTTGGATGAACTCGGGCCGACAATCAGGGTACACCGGATGGTCGCCCGCGTGAACCCCGATGACGACCTCGTCACAATCGGCCGCCATGGCGACGCCGGCAGCGGCCATGAGCAGGGTTGCATTCCGATTCGGCACGATCGTGATGGTCATGGACGGCGCGGCGTAATGGCCGTGCGGCACCGGCACGTTCGGATCGGTCAGGGCGGACCCCTTCAGAAGTCGTCCCCACCCGGTCATATCGAGGACCTCATGCTCGACGCTATCCGAATAATATCCGGCAATCCGGACCGCTGCCTCCAACTCCTTCCGGTGGCGCTGGCCATAGTCGACAGATAGTGCGAACTTTGCGCGGCCATGGTGGACCTCTCGGGCCAGCGCGACGGTGGAGTCCATGCCTCCGGAGAGGAGGACCAGGGATCCGGTCATGCGACATTCTCCTTGCGCGGGGTGCAGACGTGGTGCCGCCGGTACTTCTGCCAGACGGGCGGCGCCTCGTCGGAGTGGATGAGGGAATCGGTCGAGGCGATGGCATAGGCGTCGGTGCGGATGGCCACCGCGTAGAAGTGCAATCCGGGATCGGCACCCATGGGTACCGGATATGTCTGTTTCAGGTATTCGTCGGCGCATGCGGCCGCGACGCCGAGGGCCTGCGAGTTGATCCATCGAGGCAGGCCGGGTTTGTTACCCTCCGGCATCCTTCGGTCGGTCAGGTGCGCGGTCACCCCGAATCCATGGCTCACCAACAGGTCTCGATAGCGGAGCATCTTCCCCTGATCGAGGATGTCCACCGAGTGCAGGTCGCGGCCGTCGAACACCTGGACGGTATGAAACCCGTATCCCATCAGGAACCTCGACGTGTCGGCCGAGTACGGCCGGGTGGCGCGCAAGGCCGGCAGGCTGCCGATGCCGAGGGCATGCACCCCTCCGCCGAACTCGAGGGCATGCCGCTGGATCACCTGGAGCCGAGGGATCCGATATTTGTCGTTCATGCCGACCAGGCCACCAGCGCAGACATACCGGGTGTCGTTCAACATCGCCCGGAGGTCGGCCAACTTGTCGCCTCTGGTGAATACGGGCAATACGGGCAATCCACGTTCGTGCAGCCGGCGGGTGTTCTGCCGGGACGCCGCCGGGTCACCGATCACGTCCAGGGTGATGGCGTAATCCCAACATCCGGACCATTCCTCCAGGTAGGAGGCATAGTCATCGAGGCTGACGCTGATCGGCTGGTTCAGCTTGCCCTGGTTGCTCTTGTGGACCGAGAACGCCCCGGAGTCGATCATCAGCCGGCCACATGGCATGGACGCCCTGATTCGCCTCAGATCGACGCCAGCGACCAGGGCATAGGACAACAGCAGATTGAAGCTCACGATCGATCCTGGAGCAACTGAGACAGCTTTCCGGCGTCATCCTCACCCGGTAGCAGGAGGAACGTCGCGTAGAGGCTCGGCGCGACCCGCCCACGGATCTCCGGCCACATCGCCTCATCCGACTTGTCCAATATGTCCTGGTCATTGTCCGGAACCTCGATATCCGGCAGATCGAGAACCTTGATCAGCGACGCGAGGTCCTCCTCGGTGAATCCGGTTCCGTCGAGACGCTCCAGGCTCGACAGGAGTTCGGCGAGCAGCCGATCGTCGTATCCGGCCAGGTCAGAGGATCGATTGTCCGCCAACAGGATCCTCCGGGCGCCCTCCTCATCCTCATCGACGTACACCGCCTTGATATCGGGCCAGCCGAGTTCGGCAGCGGCCAGCACCAGGTGATGGCCGGCCAGGATCTCGTCTCGGCGACCAGTTTTCGAACCCTTGTTCACCACAATCGGCGCATATTGCCGGTTCTCCTGGAGGGACTCCACCAGCATCGCGACGTTGCCCCGACGCGGGTTCATCGGATGCGGGCTCAGGTCCGCCAGCGGGATCCGATGAAGCACAAGGTCACTATCCGTATCGGTCATCGCCGTCTCGTTTCGCAGTTACAGGGTTCGACATGCCGACCGCAGACGCGGCAGCATCGGAACCGAGGGCAGAGGTGGATGACGTTCACCGCAGACGCCATCCGGGGTCCGGCCGATCGCCGGTCAGGAGGGCCACCAGATCGTCCGCCGTCATGATCACGAACTGCCGGCCGGGTGCGCGAGTGCCCTTGCGCTTCACGAGGACCGCGCATGCGACGGCGTCATCATTGCCGCGCTCGGTGTCCGCCTCATTCACCCAGGAACCGAGGCGACCGGCATATTCCCCGGCGGCATCCTTGCATTCCAGAACCATCCGTCCGCCCCGGAATACCTTCACCGCGCTGATATCGCCCCGATCCTTGGCACCGGTCAGCCGGCGGCGTTCGATCCGATCATCGACATGGTGGTTGAAGAATACCGCCATCAGAGTCTCGAAACTCGTGCCGGCACCCTTGGCCGAGGCACGATTACGTGTCATTGGAATTCCTAATAGGGTGGGATATCCGAATCAATTGGAATAGGCCATAATCGTCGCAGATTACTGGCCATATGGGGAACACCCCCGCCATAATCGCGACCACAATCGTGGATCACGAGAACATCCATATTGGACGTTCCGGCCGGACTTCCCCTGATTCGGAATGAATCGCGTGAATCAATCTCGTAGCGATTCCCCAACCAGTGCAGCGAGACCGTACCACGTCCGCCGATCAGAGCCAAGGCCTCGCCCCAGATCGTCAGCGGTTGCGGATCCGCCTCGACCGTCCATCCGCCGAAACCGGCGTTGAGGCCCGACCAGATCGTCCGCCCACAGCGCTCGCAAGGACCGAACTCCGCCCCTCTGGATTGTCCTGTCATTCGGTGCTCGGATCGTCGGCGGAATCGTCGACCTCTTCCCCCGAAAACAAGCCACTTCTTCGTTCTCCTCCCCGGCCCCTTACGGGAGGGAGCCGTGGGGAGAAGAGGCCGGGAGAAGCATCCGAAACCGGGGAAGCGACAGGAGAGGACATTGGGGAGAAGTTGTCCCTGAGGAGGTAGTGCCGATGGTTTGTCCGATTCATCTCATCCCGCCGGATCACCGACCGACCGATGAGGTCCTCTAGGCGGACCTTCAGAGACTCGTTGCGCACCTTCTGCCCTCCGGCCCGGATGGCCTGGCCGATGGCGTTGGCCGAGGCTCCGGGTGTCGCCCGGACGACCGCGACGATGGCCTCCTCCAGGTCGGTCCCCTCCAGTCCGGCCCGCTCTCCTCGACGGGCTTCGGCGCGATTGCCGCCAATTAATGTCAGGTGCCGATCGTCGGGCGTGAAATGTACTTCCGATTCCGCCACGTAAATGTCCCGGCCGTAGGCCTTGAAGTATCGGCGGGCGTCGAGTTCCGGCTCCTCCCCGTTCTCGGCGAGGCGGACAAGTTGCCACTCCGCCTCCGGCCATCCACGCAAGGCGGAATCACCGCGTGCCCGCTCCCCGGCATGGCCGGTGTGATGGGTGAGGATGAACTCGGATATGTTGGCCCGTAGTTTCAATTCGGTCAATGGCGTGGTAATGAGGCCGGTTTCCTTCCGCTCGTCCAGATTGAGGGAATCGAGGATCGGTTTCAGGCAGTCGATGATGAGGACCGCGCATCGCAGTTCCACCAGACGGGCCACCCAATAATCGAGGACCTCCGGGATCCGGATGTCGAACGATCGGGTCCGGCCGAGCATCGGCACGACGTGCACGGCCTCGCGGTTCTCGATGCCCTGATCGGCCAGCCATCGGGCCAGGGTCGGCGGGTTCATCTCGTTGTCGAGGAGGACCACCCGCTCGCCCGGAGAGAGCGGGTGGGTCACCTTGAACGTTCCCAGGAGTGGCACCTGGTCAACGAGGGACCGAATAATATTCCCGACCAGGGTGCTCTTGCCGGCCTTCATCGAGGCGGTCAGGAGAACCCGTGCGCCGAGGGGCATCAGGCCACCGATACGCTCCGTGACCGGCGGTTGTGGTTGAGAGATCAACATATCCAGGTCAAACCCTTCGGGCATCTCGTCCGGCGGAGGCGCCTCCTCCGCTGCCAGCAACTTCCGCGCCGCTCGATCCGCCCGGAGCCAGATCACCCGCTCGGCGAGTAGCTGCTCCGGGGACTTCTGGCCATGGCCGGCCTCCTGCCATGGCGTGGAACCGGCCATCGGAGGCGTCCAGGTCGCTCCTACCGGGCCGGCGGCATCGGGGCCGGGTCCTCCGGCCCGGCAGGGATCCCCGGTCGGTGCCGGCCACGTCCGGTCCGCCTGGATCCGCTCGCATGCACCCTTCACCAGCCGGTTGAACTCGGCTGCCGCTGCCGACGGGGATCGGCTGCCATCGGCGGTCACCGCGCCGATGAACCGGGACTGCACCTCGCCGACCGCCTCGACCACGCCGGCATGGCCGGCCTCGCATACCCGGATGAGGTTCAGGAGTGGCGCCTTCACCGCCTCATGCCGGCCGGATGGCAGCGCGAGCGCCGAGAGGATCGGCCGGGTCTGCGCCACCGTGAATGGACAGACCGGATCGGCCGATCCCGGCAGCGAGGACAGCCAGTCCAGGACACCTTGCCCTAGGTCGACTTTCGCCTCGTGAACCTCCGGACCGCGCATGAGGCCGGCAATCCACGGGGCGGGCAACTGCGGAAGTTCGTCCGGGGTCGGCACCCGATCCAGCGCTATCGCCCCGTTCGGGGTATGCCAGCGGTAGACCTTGGCGATGTCCGGATGGACCGATGGCCAACTCATGCAATACCGGTGATCCCATCGGATCAGCTCGACCCCGCCACCCGGCAACTGGCCGGGCCAGGACAGTTCGGTCGGGATCCGGTAGAGGCGGATCCCGGATATGCCATCATCCCGCGCGGTCGATCTCCAGGTGGCCGGCAGCGGCCCCCATAACGCCTCGCACTCGAGAACAGTTTCTCCGCCCCGCTTGTCCTTGTAGGCGTCGACGTCGATGCCCAGCACATGGTGCGGCAGACGGATAGCCACGTTGCGGTCACCCTCGCGCCCGTCCGCCCATGCCTGCATATCGGCATAGGACGGATAGCCGGCCTCGACCCCGGTCCACCCCTCCGGTGGCGGGTACTTCCCGATGATCGGGATTACCGCCCACCCGGCGGTCGCATAGAGGCGGAAGGCATCCCGGTAAGGGGATCCCCGCTCGGAAGGTGCCGCCATGATCACAAAACTTCCCTCGAAAGTTGGTGCGGCATACGCCCCGTCCCCTTTGCCCGGAGCGATCCGAGGATCTCAGGGATGGGTAACTAGCGGGTATGCCAGCCGCCGTATTCAGTTGTTGGCTCGCTATGCCTTCCACGACTACCCGTCGTTTTCGCCGCGAGCCCACCCGCCTCGTGGGGCGGACGATCAGTCATCGGTCATCCAGAGGAGGCCGGCAATGATGGCCAGGAGTAGCAGGATGGCGCCGACGATCAGGAGATCGGTGCCCATGATCATCGGGTGAGGCCGGCCCGACCGCGCACCCAGCCGACCGCGCCGCCCAGGTCGGTGCCGATATCGGTCACCGTCCGCAGCCCGCCCCGGTCCAGGGGAGACGGCGAGACCAGCACTGCCTCACCGACCTTCAGGGGCGGGTAGTAGTCGGGCCAGATGTAGGCGAATCGGCCGCACATCACGATCTGATTGCCTTCGTCGTCGGCGTATCGCCTCATCCTCGCCACTCCTCCCACCAGGGGTCCATGTGCCAGGAATGCCTGGTGCACAAGGGCATTCCAGTATCGCTATCGAGAGACGTTGCCGGATAATCGCATCCCTCGAACTCGCCCGGATCGGGCTCCTCGATCACCGAGCAGAGTTCACCCGGCAGGGGTTCGCCGAGGACCGCGTAGCCGATCGGCTGGTATTCGTTGTTGGGCACGACGTTCCGCCTCGATCTGGACCCAGGTGTAGGCCACCCAGGCGACTGTCACCCCGCCGATGATGGCCAGGAACCGGGTCATCCCTGAGCCTTCACGACATTGATCAGCGCGCTGATTGCCTCGATCGACAGATGCGGGACGGCCTGCTGAATCATGGCGGGCTGGAGGTTGTAGCCGACCAGTTCCTTGATCTTGGCGAAGTCCTGTTCGGGAGTGGTGGTCCGGCCGTTCACCGCTTGCGCCGGCGCGGAAGGTGCCGTGGACGTTGGTGTTTGGACGGCCTGAGGTGGCGCCTGAACGACCGGCGGGGTCGGCGCGGCATAGGCTGCCGCATGGGCCTGCTGAGACGCTCTGGCCGCGTTCACGAGTTCGTTCGGATCGGCGCCCCAGGTCGCTGCCGAGTTCGGCGGGGTCCACTTCGCCACCCAGTTCTTCAGGGGAGCGCCCTTATCGGATGGGCTCTCGTTGGTGAACTGGAGGAACAGGATCCCGCCGACCTCCATGTCGGCCGCCCCGGAGTCCCGGATGGCCTGGCCGATGGCCTTCCGCTGGCCGAACTTGTCGGCATAGACGGTGACCTCCTCGCCGCCCGGAATCGTCTCCAGTTCAATCACCGCCATCTGTACCACCTGGCCGCGCGAGTCCAGTTTCGGCCGATCCGAGTTCATCTCCGTCGTATCCCGGAGAACGTATGGCCGGAGGAGCTTTCCGGTGACCGCGTCACCGGGGTTGGCGAACTTGACGCCCGGTCCGGATTCGACATCCCAGAACCCCATAGCACTCATCCCTTCAGATGAAAAACGGTTGGCACCAACGGCAATACCGCTGGCCGCACTTCGGATAGAGATTGGTGACCTGCTCGATCCCCCAACTATTCACCAGATCGAGCAGGCCGTTTGCCCGTGAGATCGTGTCCAGGGCAACCTGTTCGGAGTAGGGCTCGGCCCACGCATAGGCGGAATCGAGTTCCCGCTCACGAGGCAGGAAGTAGATCATGACGTACTTAACCAGGTGGCCGGCCTGAGCCAGGCCATAGCCATACAGATGTGCCTGCCGCCGATAGGTCTCGCCCGGTCCCTGTTTCCGGAAGAGATCGAGGCGGGCGGCGGAAACCACCTTCCAGTCGATCACGATGCCGGTATCGATATCGAACGCATCGAGATGACCGAGGATCGGGATCCCGCCGACGACCCCGACCGTGACCTCCTGCTCGATCAGGAACCGTTTCTGGAACTGGCCGTCGTTGATCAGCGGAAAGATTCGCTCGATCCATGCATGGACGCAGGTCCCTATCTGCGCCAACCAGCCGGTTCGCGAAACCCCGTTGCCGGGTGGGCGATCGCCCAGGAGATCATGGGCAAGTGCGATGCTGCACGGGTTACCAAGCGAGGATGCCCCAATCGCCTTCTGGAGGCTCCGGGGATGCATCGCCATCCCCTGCCGGATCATCCAGAGTAGTTCCTCCGCCACCACTTCCGGCAGGTTGATGATGGCGTCTTTCGCTGTCGTTGTCGTCATCATCATTCCAGAGCGGGAGGTCGATGTAATCGGTCATGAGGTCAACTCCGGGTAGGCGCATCGGCGCGCCGATCGGGCGCACGTCGGACAGAGCCAGCGGACATATCGAGGGGTGGTCGGCCAGAGCTGATAGGTGGTCACTGCCGCGCCGAATCGGCCGCACCACCAACATTTAGGAGTCGACATGATCGATCTCCGGAAGGCGTTGGCCGGAGTGATGAGGCGAGAACATCACCGGGATCGGCTTGGTGGAAACGTACACTCGGGCGGACTCGAGGGCCTGGTCGAGGAGGCTGCCGATCGGTCCCCAGAGCGGTTGGATCATCGTCCAGGGGAGGATCCCCTGAGGTTCGAGAGCCCTGAATCTGAACGCGGTTCGGTCGCAACCGAGGATCTCTGGAGGCGCCAGCCCGACCCGATGGCCGTTCAGGTAGCAGAGGTCGTCGATGTCGGTGAGCCAGCCGACGCAATGGATGGCCGACGCGATGGGATCGAGGACCAGGAGGCGTTGCCGCTCCTGAGTCAGGAGATCCCGTCCCGCGCGCAGGTATCCATCCTCCGCCAGCATCGCCGCCCGATGCTGACAGGTGTAGCTGTAGAGGGGTTTCATAGGATCCGGTCTCCCTGCCGTTTGGCGTGGAAGAGGTAAAGGTCCTGGGTGGCAGAGCGTCTCAGGATCTCAGCGGCCAGCCAGTCATGGCCTTCCGGCAGGACGACCGGGACGGCCATCATGTCCGCTGCCGCTGCCTCCGCCCTCCAGGTCAATGAGGATGTGATGATGTAATAGTCGGCCGCCGGTCGGGTGCCGTGTCGTTTGGGCCACGCTGCCTTGACGTTGACATGGTTGACCCGGAGGCCTCCGTGAATGACTTCACCGATGGCCCGAGGGATCGACTTGTTCAGCGAATAGACAAATATCTGGCCCGTGAAGGCCCGCCTCACCCGAAACGTCGCAGATAGGGTTCCTTGCGGTCGCAGCATGCCTCATAGAGGCTGGTGGGCAGCCACTTCCGGGCAGCGTCTTTGTCGGGCATGGTGCGCATCACGCGCTTCAGCCAGTCGGTTCCCTCGGCCGCGTCCGCCTCGACCAGGACCCCGATGGCCTTCATCGGGTTGAACTGGAGGTTGCCCTCCTGAAGCTTGATGCCGAGACCCGTTGCATCCTGATAGCTCTCGCCCAGGACGAGGTGCTTGGCGATGCGCCGGCGGGTGGTCTCCCACTCGGCATTGATCTCCGTTCTCTCCTTGTCGATCCGGAGTAGCTCATCGAACAGTTGAGCGATCTCCGCAACTTTGCCTGTTGCCGTCGTCATTCCGGCTCACTCCTCCGGGGCTGGCTGTCTAGCCCCGGTCAGGTACTGCCCCTTGATCCGCCCCCCGTTGGCGGATCCCGTCCATGCCTTGCGTTCTCAGAAGTTTCTAGCGTCCCGCTCATCCTTGTCGATCCGGACATTCCTGGCCAAGTCGATCATCGACATTCACCCGAACAGGGGTGAGTCGCTCACTCTCCGTGGGCATCCCGACCTCGCTCATCCTCTTCCCCAGGGTGAGTCAGGTCACATCATGCGGATCGGCGCGGTTTCGGCATCTGCTCGGACAGACGTTCCACCTCATCCATGTCAACTCGGATGAAGCGCTCGCCGACCCGATAGCCGGTCAGCTTGCCCTCATCGATCCACCGCCGGATGGTCTTCGTGCTCACGCCCAGGTGGGTGGAGGCATCCGGCAGGCTGCCGAGTCGCTTCGGTGGATCCTTCGCCCGTTTGGTGGTTCCCATCCGGATCCCTTCCCTGTTGGGTGATCAGGTTCTCCCTATAGCTGCCCATGTCATGCGCTAGGCATTCCTAGGACGTCATGGGAGGACACTATGCCGGGTGATCTGGCCTGTCAACCCCCCGGAATGTCTAGGGCACGAGATACGCTGGCATGGTGACCAATGTCCAGTCATGGGTAGCCATGCGCCTACATAGCCTCCGGTCGGAACGCGGCTGGTCTCAATCGAGACTGGCCACCGAGGTCCGCCGGCAGGGATTGACCTGGAGTCCCGGCACCGTCGCCCAGATCGAACAGGGGACGATGCGCGCGGATCGGCTGGCCGAACTGGCAGCCCTCTGCGCTGCCTTCCGGATCCCGCTGAGTGAGTTCCTAGGGCCGGAGGACCCGCCGGAGGCTCTCCACATGCCGGATGGCCGGCCGGTCCCTCTGGGTGGACTTCAGGCCGCCCTACGAGGCGCTCCGATCGAGGACGAGGCGGAGGTTTCCAAGGAGGACGATCCCTATGAGGTTGCCCGCCTCGCGCGGCGTGCCGATATGGATCCGGCAGAGTTTCGGTTCTTCTTCAGCATGACGTTTGAGAGAAAACATATTCTCTATCTCAGAGACGAATTGGTAATGTGGCATATGTCATTGCCGTCACCCGTTTCCTGGATAGATTGTTATCGGCGCGTCCTGCCAGAGGATGAACGAAGGTGGTTTGTCATCCCCGGAGATAACTCCTCATTCCGCGCGATGCGCGGCCATGCCTCGCGCTGGATCATCCATCAGGTGAAAGAGAGAAGTAAGAAAGTCCACCCGAATGACGAGTTGGTTCGCCAGTTTCTTTCGTCAAACCTCGCGCATGAATCCGCGCATGAACTTCTACACAAAACTTGGGCAGACGAAAGGCCCGACGATCGGGATGATCAGCCGGGCCTTGTCGAGAACGATAATGTCTAAAGTTTCACTCTCCGGAAGAGATCGTCGACCGCCTGCCGGTCGGCAAACATCGCATCGATTCCAGCGGCAATCTTCGCATCGCCGCCCATTGTCGCATGCTGATAGATCATTGCCGCTTGCTGAGATGAATGCCCGAGTCGGCGCATGATGTCCTTCAGGGGCGCGCCGGTCATCGTGGCCAGCAATGCCCCGGTATGGCGGAGATCGTGAACGTGCAGGTCCGGCCGGCCGATGGCCTCGCGTGCCGGATAGAAAACCTTGTAAAGGCTGGACGGCGCGAGGAACCGCGTCGGATCCTGCCGCGCGGGGATGAACAATGCATCGTCGCCGAACCCGACATGATCCCGCATATGCGCCTTGATCATGGGAATGAGGAACGTCGGGATATCGATCATCCGGACACCGGCCTCGGTTTTGGGCGGACCCTCCACCGCGCCGACGCCGCTGACCCGCGAAACGCCCGAACGGACCACAATGAGTCCGGCCCCGTCGTCCAGGAACTGGAAGTTGCCGCGACGAAGCGCAGTCAATTCGCCGAATCGCAAGGCGCAGAAGCCCGCCACCAGGATAGGAATACGATAGCGTTCCGGCAGCGCATTATGGAGTTCGATCAGTTCATCGATGGTCAGCGGTCGAGGCCTATGCTTGCGCGGTGCCGCCACATTCCGCAACTGGCAGGGATTGTCCTTGCGGTATCCCTTGGAGATCGAGTCCTGAAGCATTCCGTGAAGGAGTGCGTAGACCTTTGCCCGCATGTTCGGCGCCTCTGGATCCATCGATTCATACCAGTTGCCGACATTGACCGCCTCTATCCGATCGAGGCGAGAGTTCCTAAACGCCGGCAGAAGAAACCGGTCGAGATAGCGCTGGTATTCATGGACGGTGCGCGGGGACAACTTCTTGGCCGTTCCGCTGCCATCGATGCGCGCGGCCATCCAGCGTTCCGCATACTCGCCGAACAGAGGAGGGACGCCCTCCTCTCCCTTGGCCGGTGCCTGCCAGTTGCCGGAGGAGATGTCCTCCTCCACCAGCGCCAACCAGCGTTCCGCATCGGTCAGGTTCGCGAACGTCTCGGGCGCGTTGTGGACGATCCCATCGGGGCCCAGATAGCCGGCCTGGTGCCGGCCGATCGAGGTCGTCCGGATCCGGCCGAACGTCCGCCTGGTGCGCCTCTGAGGCTTGCGCTTGCCTACCATGATCATGCTCCTTGCATCAGTGCGATTAGGATGTCATCCTATGTCCTCCCAAGGGATAGCATGGCCGGACAGCGCGCGCCGGCCAGTGCCGTCTGAACTGGGCCGATGGGACGTTTTGCCTGGTCAGGATGGGTCGCTAGAGTCTGGGCGCGCCTAATTCAATCCCAGTATCGCCCACACCACGTTTTGCCTGATCAGAGGCCATATGGACCATGATCGACTTCCTCCGGTGCAAGATTCAGTGCAAGAGGAGGGCCGCTATCGCACCGCCGATCCGGTGCGAGACTCCCAACCGACTCCCATCTATTGCACTGGCCGATATCGCCTCCTGGACCCCTAGGAGAACCTAGGATCGATCCCATCGAGGTGCCGGACAGGGGGCCTCCCGATGATCAGGAGATGATCATGAACAAGATCAAGAACGCCAGGCTGACCGAGGCCTCGATCGGGGGCTTCCCGGTGCGGATCGCCCCGCCATGGATGCGCGAACATCTGGCAGCGGTCAGCCATCCCCTACCGCGCGAGGAGGCCATCCTCTCGATCTTCCGGGCCATCGAGGCCAATATCGAACTCGGCTATGGCGAGGACGGCGCCCTGCGTCCGGCCATCGCCAAACTGATCGAGGCAGCGGAGACCCTCCTGAATGCCGACCTCGGCCGGCTGGATGGCGGGCAGCTATGGCTGGTCCTCGATGATTACGCGCGGCAGATCGAGTTCTCCCTCGATGCCGGGGCGTTCCTCGATGAACTCGCCGACACCGGATTCGTGAATCAGGATGACGACGTTGCTGCGATCGTTGAGGAGTTGCGGGCATGACGCGCGATGACTGGATGACCCAGGATGACAACCGGCGGACGAAGGTCCGCGCCGATTCGATGAAGGTGATCCGCGCCGCCCGCGCGGATGACCGCCTCCTGATCGGCCCGATGCGGAATCCGGTGATCGTCCTCTCCAACGATCCGCAACTCCAGCGGATGACGATCAGCTATGAATCGGATCGGTCGCGGACTCTCTCCGGCCATTACTCGATGTGGGTCGAACAGGGGTTCGTGAAGGCATGATCGAAGCCCGCTGCCAGACCTGCGACGAAACATTCAACCCGATCGATGAGAACGACACCGAACACCTGGAGAAACTGGATGGGACCGAATGTGGCGGACAAGGCATCATCATCGGCCGATCGGTCGAGGCCTTGCCCATGTGAATGCAACTCCGGCGGTTTCTGCGGGGGCTGCGGCCATGCCGGGTGTGGCGGGCGCCGATGAGGGGATTGTTCATCCTCTGGTCAATTGCCAGGAGGCAGCCGATCGGCAGCCTCCGGCGGATCGGCCGGAGGAATGAAGATAGGCATAATCGCATAGCTTGAACACTGAAGGCGGATCCCGATCGGGGTCCGCCTTCGTTGCTGTTCCGGGGCGCCTATCCCTCGAATCGACAACTTCTGCCATGATGACCCGCGACAGGGAATCACCCAGCGGGGTCGGAAGGGGACTCAGTGGTATCTGAAGAACGGCAGGCCAGGAGGGAACGCGCGCGGATCGAGGCCAGACGCAGCGCGAACGGGAAGGCCACTCAGCCGGCTAGGACACGACGCAAGCCCGCCACCAGGGCGGATGACCAGGGGAAGGATTCAGCGGTGGTAGCGAGGACCTCAGCAACGAAGGAGGCCATACCCGCCCAGACGAAGCCAGCCGATCGGGATCGACGGATCATCCCGGAGTCGCCAGAACGTCAGGCAGCGCGCGCGCTGGCCAGCCTGAACGCAGCGGAGAAGTCGAGGGCGGCGCGGCAGGCGGCAGCGGAGGCGAAGACGGCAGCGGAGGTGAAGGCAGCCGCGCGGCAGCCGGCCAAGAGATCGACCCAGCATGAGGCGCCGGTCGAGGTCTCCGTCGAGGCGGCGGTCGTCCATATGAACGTCGATCACCTTCAGTGCCGGGACTTCGGGCATTCGTGGCGGCCGTTCAGCGCGCGCTGGATACCCAAGTTCAACCAATACGAGTCGCAACTGAAGTGCCTCCGATGCAGTACCGTCCGGACTCGGTTCCTCTCGCGAACGGGTGCGCAGATATCCAGCGCTTACGATTATGCGGATGGATATCAGATCAAGGGACTCGGCCGATTGACCGGGGTCGATAGGGATGTGATCCGCCTTCATTCCATTCTGGCGGTGATCGATAAGGAGGCCGGCTAATGTTCCTCACCACGTTGATGAACTGGGTGGTATGGGCGGCGGTGGCGTTCTCGATCCTGGCGACGATCGTCAACATCAAGGCATGGCGGAAGACCCGCCGATCCTGCCGGCAGATCCTCGCGCGCTGGCAGACGGAGTCGCCTCCGGTCGGCGAGGCGGAGGTCGTCCTGAAGACCGGGGACCGGATCCATCGGCAGCCCTATCTGGCCCAGGTCAGCTACGTCTGGTTCCTGCCGCTGCCGGATCCATCGCAGGTCGAGGAGGTCCTCGTCGACAATCCGCCTCAGACGGTTGTCCTGCCGGTGCCGGAGGGGCTGCCTCGATGGCCGTAGACACCATGCCGGCCTTGATCATTCCGGCGGATCCCGCCCAGGACTGGCGCATCATTGAACTTTCGAGGCGGGGTGGCCCGCAACTGAAACAACTCCAGGATGCGGTGGGCGGCTATCTGGAGGCGGTCCGCCTGCCGGCCATGGGCCTGCTCTGGTTGAACGAGGAGGGCGTCCTGAAGGGGTTGCCCTATAACCACTTCGCCTCGGTCATCGCGGTTCAGCCGATCGTCGGCGACGTGGTGGTCACCGGAACCGAGGATGCCGATGGCGATATCACGCCGATCGGCGACGACTGGCTAGAACATGCGCGGATGCGGAAAGAGAGGATGAACAATGCGTGAGATCCAGGTTCTGAAGTGGTGCGACATCTGTTTCCAGGAGGCCAACAAAGAGGATGGCCTGTTCATTGATAGGACGCCGGCCATCGGCACTTTCACGTTGGGATGCGTGGAAGGGGAAGGCATGCGGCCGACCCCGAAAGCCATCGATGTCTGTGAGGTCCATGCCAAGCAGTTCCGGGACCTGATCATCATCCTGAGGGAATCGGGCCAACTGCCGGAGCCGCCTCCGGCCCCGCCGACCAAGTCGAACAATGGCGACCCGATGGTCACCTGCCCGGTCTGCTCCGAGCGGGTCACGAGGAACTCACTCCTGCCGCATGTTTGGGGCGTCCATCGGCATGGTGAGAAACGACCGAAAGCTCCGGCCATCTGCCCGGAATGCAAGGAGAAGTACCAGCCTCAGGGGATGTCCTTGCATCGGAAGGCCAACCATGGCGTGGATCCGCTGTTCGAGGCACTCAGCGGCGTGAAGGGATATCACGTCACCGGCAAGGAACGAGACATGGTGGAGGCCAGCATCCGATGAGTTATCAGGCATGGATGCGCGAGGTCGACGGGGTCCTCCTCGACCGAATCGGCATGCGCCATACGGATATTGCCGACCAGACCTGGCGCGATTGGTATGAGTCCGATATGTCGCCCGATGAGGCTGCCGAGGAGGCCCTCGACAATGAAGGGTTCCCGCTGGATGACGAATAAACTCCTCCTCGCGTTCATCGCGCTGATCATCGCGGCCCTGGTATTCATCATCTATGCCATCGGCCGCTACGCCCAACCGAAGAAGTGGTGAAGGAATGACGAAGAATGATCAGGTGGCCACATGGACACCGGCACAGGACCGCAAGGATCCACTCACGGTGAAATGCCCGAACTGCCAGTCGAAACCAGGCGAGAAGTGCACTCAGCCAACGGTAGCCGGCCG